GGCCGGGCTTCTTGAATTGTTTTGCTGTAGCGATCTGTTATAGATAAATTGCAGCTTCGCCTGGTCTGAAAGAATTTCCAAGACCTGTACAAATTATCAAGTGATAGTACAAGGCAGCACCGAAGATGTGATCCACAACACCATAACGTGTAAGTAAACCGACTCTTGGAGCGAAATCATTCGGACCAATTGTGCGCTGAACCATAACAGGAATGTACGGGCAGTAAACGATGCCAGAATCATAATACTCAGAACCCTTGTAACCAAGAAGGGCGTAGTCAATTGGATTGCTGCGGACGGATCCGTAGCCTTTACCAGCAGGGTTGTATCCTGCATTAACTTGGGCCTCTGTACGAGTATCACGATAAATCTGGAAACGGCCGCCGACAGAACCCACTTTAGCAATGCCAACAGGTTGCGTGTTTACGTTACCGTTGACGGGCATCCATGTGAAGTTCGGAAGTGTCTCGAGAATAGCGCAAATACGAGGTGTAGCAATAATGAAATTAGCAGCACCACGACGATTGCGAATAGCAACGCGGTTAGCCTCTACAACCAAGCGGTTATAGAAGTCACGAGCGCGCTCTCCAGACCAACGAGCATCAGCAGAAACAGCAGACCAGGTAGAATACCCGACCCCTTCTCCTGCATTGAGACAGACCTGAATCATACGAGCGATCATTTCGCGATCGATTTCAGCCTGAATCTCATAGGACATGGCGTTTGTGAGTTCGGTATCAATATCGATACCATTCATGTTCTTAAGATCTTGCTCGAGCTCGACGGACCACTTAGCAGCAAGTCTACGTGTGAGAGCTTCTACTGCGGTCTTTTCGAATGAGACTGTTACCTGAGGAATCTTCGTGCTAAGTTCGAAGTGGTTTAAGAAAGCGCCTACACCAGAATCTTCAACCATCGTGTCCCAAACGTCTTTTTTACCGACGAGTTGATCAGACGACTGACCCGTAAAGGCCGTGTTGAGGTAGTTGTAGCCAATTTCATTTCCGTTCGAAATGTTAGTATGAGGACCTGTTCCATCAGCAGCGCAAGCAACACCATCACCACAATTTGCACCTGAGTCGCCAAGGGCGGCATCATCGTACTTGTAGCGCATAGCGAAAGCGAGTCCAACTGGTCCAGTCATCGGCTGAACACCCACGATTTCATTAGTAATGAGCTCGGGGAATGTACGGCGAATCATTGGAATAAGAACCTTAGGCAAACGAGCATCACCAGTGGCATAATTGTCACCAGAAGTAACTTGGGCTGTGCCAAAGTTTGTTCCTGGAGTGCCACCAAAAACTCCACCGCCGGATGCTGTATTGCTTTCGCGTAAGCACCACTGTTCTTGGTTTTCAAGAAGGATAGCTGTGTTGAGTCGTGTTGTCTCGTTAGTTATTTCAGAAACTTTCTCTGACTTAAAGTCGAGCACTGGTGCCCACTTTTCGACGAGGCTTTCTGCATAATCTTTGTTAACGTGCATTAAGTTAGCCATATTTTTTTTGTCTCCTTTTTTATTGTGAAATAAAGTTAAATAGCAAATTTGTTTTTGCTAAGTCTCTTCATTTCGTTCAGATAGCCGCTCACACCTTCACTTGAAGTATTGCTGCGCTCAATCTCATTGTTGTTAAATTGTTTTTGTTCCTCGATAATTTCTGGTCTATCGATTCGAGGGGTTTTAATAAATTCTTTTTTGACGTTTTCTTTCATGTCATCTACTTCTGTTTGAGAATCTTTTTCAAACATTTCAACTACATACTGAAAGTTTTCATTAATATAGTTTGCTGGTTTGTTGCTTAATAAATTATTAATAAATTTCTTTTTAGAAGATGGCATGTCTTTAGTTTTTTCTTCTAAAAGAATATAAGACTCAGCCTTATTAGCTCTGTTAGCTAAACTGATGTTTTCTTTTAAAGCCTCGTTTAGTTCAGATTTAAGAGAGTCAATGGTTTTTTTGCCATCAACTAGTGCTTCTTTAATTTCGGAGTCAACAAATTCTTCATCTATTCCGACAATTTGGCGAATTTGGTTGAGTTGTG